AGAGAACCTTCTCAACGGCAACGTGGATTTGGTGTGGCTGAACAATATTTGGCTGACACGGCAATCGGTAGGGCATTGGGCCTTGATCCTGAAGCGGGTATAGAGCGTCAAAGGTTGGCTGAAGAAGAGCTGGCTAGACTAGAGGCGGAAGACCCGTCCATTGGGTTTAGGGACATCACTGGAGTAGACACGGCAGCAAGTTTTGCTGGTGAACAATTGGGTAGTGAGGCGAGAGATACCGCAATTCAGTTGGGTGCGACTGGAACTGGTGCCGCCATAGGTTCATTTTTTCCTGTTGTCGGTACGGCAATAGGTGCAGGCGTTGGTAGGGGTTTGGGTGTTGGGTACACTACAGTACAAGCACTCCCTCAGATGTTTGCTGAAGCCATAGACAAGCAGAAGGAAGCTGGTGGAGACATCAATCTGACTAAGGCTTTAGGTGCCACAGCCGCGAATGCTCTCTCTGAATTTATTGTTGACTACTTTGTCGTTGGCAAATTTATGCCACCGGGTGTTGACGCAGGTGCTTTAAAACGTGCCGTAGTAGAAGGCGGCAAGACTGCAGGTGTAGAGGGCGCACAAGAAGTATCACAATCCGTAGTCAACAGAGCGCAAGCTGGCCTCGATCTTACATCTGAAGATGCCCTTCTGGAATATGCAGAGGCGCTAGCTGCAGGTTCCGTTGTGGGCGGTACTCTGGGTGGTACTGGTGCGGTTCTGTCTGGTCGTGGAGAGAGTGAAGGCTCTAAAGAACTAAACGAAGACTTGCTGGAGTCGGAATCCGAGACAAGGGATCGATTAGGCTATGCAAACGATATAAGCAAGGAGCTGACATCAGAGGTTGAGAGGCAAAATGATGAAGCTATTGCCTCTGAAACACCTCAAGTAAAGCAGCAAGCAGAAGGCATGGGGATTTCTGAAGTCACAACTGACGAAGAGTTCGAGTCTAATACCTTCGATAAGGCGCAGTATGATCGCGTGATGCAGCAAGTTAAGGCTGACATGGCACGGGAGAAATCTCTGAGCGTCACGGGCATTCAGCAGAAAGTTAAAAAAGACTTGCCGGGTACTAAAGTATCTCAGGTTCGGGACATCATGGCGGAGATGGAGTCTCGTGGATACTTGGAGTCCGATCCGCAACAGAGTACAGTAACGGATAGAAAGACCGGGGTCAGATATAAGCCAGCGGCTCAATATCAACCAACCAGAAACATGGTGCCTCAACTGAAGACACCAGATGTCTCATACCGTAGGCAAATTGATATAGCCAGCGAGGCTGTAGAGAAGAACAATCAAATCATTGCAGGACTCAAGCTGGACTTGGATTCGGTTCGTGAGTATGGGCGAGACCTACAGGGTAAACGCACAAGTGAAAACGCAATCCAGTACGAGATGGATAGACTGAACAAGCGCAACGCTCAGTACGGAGAGCTTATTAATGGGGCGCAGCAGGGGCTTCAACGCCTTGGTACTTTGCCATATGTGCCAAAGGTTACACCTGAAACGGGTAAGGCTCAGTCCCTTGAGGCTAAGGTTGCAGCGGCTAAGGCTCGTAGCGTTGCCGATCAGGTCAAAGAAAAAGTTCAATCGAACAATACTGTATTCACTCCGGCACTCAATGAGAAGCAAGCGAATGTATTTAAGTCTATTCGCAAGAGGCTTGATGGGTATGGATTAAAAGATGTTAAGCTAAACGCAGAGCAAGTTGTCGATGCTGGTGAGGGATCGTACAATCCATTTGGTCGTGTAATCAGTTTATCTATGGGCGTTTACGATCCTAATTTATCTGAAGCTGAACTGTTTAATCGTGTCGGTGAGGTTCTTGATCATGAAACAACTCATGCCCTGAAAGAGATGAACGTCATCACTCCGTCTGAGTGGAGTTCTTTGACTAATGCTGCGGGGAAAGTGAAGTACGCAAAGACCAAGGACGGTCAGGCTCAGAAAAGAAAGTACTCGTATCTCGACAGAGCAAATCGCATGTACTCAGATTCCACTGCGGAAGTGCAGGCCGAAGAAGCCGTTGCAGAAATGTTCCGTGACTACAACGCTGGTCGCTTAAAGCTGGCTGGCAAACCAAAGGGTTTGTTCAATAAAATCAAGAACTTCTTCAAGTCTATAGTCGGCGGCTCAGTTGATAATGGGTTTACTGACGTTCAAAGTATCTTTGATAATATTAATGTTGGTGAGATTGGGGGCCGCGATAGAGGTCAAGCCATAGCTCAAGAGACGCAGCCAGCAGTTCGATCTTCCAGAATAGCAGCAACTGAGGAAGAGGTCCGTCCATTAGAAGAGATCAGGATGCCGATTGATTCGACGGCACCTAACGATCAGGTACGCGCTCAGATACAGCGCATGACAAATCAGAACCGTCCTATTGTGAAGCGCATGATTAAGCGCATAGACGAAAGGTTTGGAACCAAGTCGGGTGATAACGCTAAGGACTTGTCCAAGGTTACTCAAAAGGCCAATCGTCCATCCATAAAGGCCAAGAAGCCTTGGCATGATGTATCACACATCAGGGACAGCTATCGCTTCAAGACAGTCATTCCAGATTTCAGGGATGTTCCGGCAATCTTTGATGAGCTTTTGGCTGAAGGCATTGGCCTAGTTAAGATCGATACCAACAAACTCTTTCAACCGGGTGAATGGGGATGGCGCATTATTGCGTTTGATCTTCGTATGCCAAACGGACAGCTTGTAGAATGGTATCTGCCCCTCAAAGAATTAGAGGCAGAGAAGAAGGCTCGTGGTCACCTTATCTTTGAAGAGTGGCGAAACAAAACCCAAGAAGAAATGAACGCGAAGCAAGTAGATTTCATGAAGGCTTTGGATACAAGCTGGACGAACTACAACGATGCGTTCTTAGCATCCATTGATCGCATGGGTCTGTCGCCTCAAGAGGCAGAGGCGTCTTGGAGAAACGCAGAGACTTCCATATCCGAGGCAGCTCTAAACTCACGCAGATCGTCTGGCATGATGGTCTCTTCCAGAGACAGCTTGGGAACCCAAGTGCCGTCCAGTGATCTAAATATTGGATCAGAACCATCTCTGAAAAGAACAGCTCGTTCAGTTCCTTCTTCTACTAATGCTCGTGCAGCCATGTTATCTACCTCCGATGACTATGTTACAGGTGTTCCAGTAGAAAACCAAGTTAAGTTCTCTAGGTTGCCACGCACCTCCAGTGTATCAGGTTTACAGAGTTTTATAAGAAGCAATCCTGATGGCTTCACTATTGATCCTGTGACTATGGAACCTGTGTCTTCTGGCTTTGTTGTTGCCCCATTAAAAGAGGCAGAAATAATTGTCGGTGAGACCTTGCCTGAAGAGGTTCTATTAGGGTATATAGATGACAATAAGGATATCGCAAGAGCAACTAACAAGCCAGTCTACTTAGGTGGGTGGTTTGATGAGGACTCCCAGCAATACTTCCTAGACAACACGTTAATAGTTCCAACTGCAGAAGAGGCTCTTTATATAGCTGAAGCCGCAGATCAACTTGCAATATTTAACTTGAATAACTTTGAGGAGATACGGACCAATGAAGGAATTAGACAACTCCAAGCCAATGGTACTTACAGAGGTGACACCGCAGTCGGATACCAGAGAAACCTTGCTGAAGTTGGTCGCCGCTTTGCGGAAGCAAGGGATAACCGTAACTCCCGCCAAAAAGAACAGCTTACTAGAGGAGTAGAGGGTTACAGACAGTCACGCCTGTCCCTGCCACTCACTCCTGAGCAACGCGCTGCGAGTGTTCTTGATTACCTAGACCCCAACACAGGTCAGCCTAAGTTTAAAAGCAAGCCGGGTTCAGAAACTCTGGTTAGCTTCGCCAACAAACTCCTCGAACTTCGTGGCACTAGATCATACGATTTAAACTCACCAGATGATCGAGAAGAAGTAGCAAGGATCATGGCGGCAGAAGCCGAGGCCGCTCTTCTATCCAGTAGCGATGCCCTTGGCTGGTACGACAGCACACTTAAATTAGCTAAACAGATACTGTTTCCAGTCTATCCAGAGGTTTCTCCTCTACGTCCAGACGGCACAGAGAATGCCCTGTATGATCCTGCATCCGAGCATGCCTTTGATTTTGCTACAGCAATTACATCAAACGGTCTGTCAGTCATTGATAACTATCTTCTGGCATCTCGCCAGTATGATGCTTGGAAGAACAGCACAGACGGCAGGTTCCCACTCGCTGCTTCGGGAAAGCAGGGTCAATCAATGATGAAAGCGTGGGAGTTCTGGAACCACCTAACTGACTTCGGGTATGACTCAAATCAGATAAATGATCTTCTCATGACGCAGTTACCAAAGGGTGAGCTTGCTGGACTCATGACTGAGGTGTTTGGTGTTGAGCGAGTGAAGGACTTGCCCTTCAAGATAGATGGTAAAGAACTAGCTAGCGAGACTGTCGGGGTTGCTTACGTCCTTGGGCCTAAGATTGGTAATGGTTTCTATCAGAACCTTCGTGGAAACTTCTCTCCACTAACAATGGATCGCTGGTGGATGAGGTTTGTTAACCGCATCACCGGTAATCCTATTGTTAATTATAATGATGAGCTTGTTCAGGCGAATAAAGACAAGCTATGGAGCATGATATCTAACCCTGACAGCTTGTCTGACACGGACAAGAAGCTGCTTGTCGATACCGTAGAGTCACTTGACATCAGCACCATTGAGAAAAGTGACATTGAACTTATAGCGCCACAGGTTCAGAAAATCTGGGATAAGAACTTCTACAACAAGGCATTCAACGACAAGCTCGAAAGCCTGTCAGATCAGTACGATTTCGTTGTGACCCGCACTGGCACAGTAACTGGTAAAGATGCCGCGAAAGTGAAGAAGCTGGCTCAGGAAGCAAGGCCAGCGTCCACTGATCTATCACTGGCTGCTAAGAACTTAGCCGCTAAGTTGAAGCCAGAGCTTCAAGAAGACCCACGCAACGCAACAGAACGCGCATCAATGCGAGCAACTGCTGTACGCGCTCGCGAAATACTTCGTAACAGCAATGAGCTTGCTCTCGATATAACCAATGCTGACTTCCAAGCTCTGATGTGGTACGCTGAGAAGCGCATCTTTGAGGCTGGTGGTGTGCGTAAAGGTCGTGGTGATGACAACGACTACGCCGATGGTGCGATAGCAATACTAGAAAACAAAGGTGTATCAGATGACAAAATCAAAGCCGCACTCCCCAGTTCAGAGCGAGGAAGGCTCAGTAGTGTCAAATCTCAGCTCAAGAGAGATGCTGAAATTGGCAGAGAGATTGATCAGATACAAAGAGGGCCAATCGAAGGGAACTTCTTCGCCCCAAGAGAGCTAACAATACTCGACAGCTCACTGGCTGCGCAGGAGCAGCTCACACAACAGGAACTAGCAGAGACTAATGCTGACATATCCGGTCTTGAAGTAGACCCTGAGCTGCCGCCTCAGAGGTTCTCACGCATGATCACGGCTGATGCTTTGGTCCCGGTTCGTGCGCCAGTAAATCTAAAGGATGGCTCTTCTAATCCTGTATACGGATACTTCATGGATCGCGGCAAGCTGCGTCCGATAGTTTTGCCAAAGGGTTCGCATCGTACATATGAAAGCGGCGTGGAAGTTGGTCAGGGTCTGTTCCATATTCAGCAACGCAATCATGACAAGGAGCTTGTTGAGAACTCTAAGTACAAGCGTGTTGAGAATGCTATCTATGATATGCTTCGTCGCTGGCAAGATCAGGGATATGACGATGGTCCTGCTGTGATCTCATACCCAAGTCAGAACGGCATAGTGCTTGAGTGGCGTAACAACATAGCGTTCAGTGCGCCACCTATGCGACTTGTCTTGGAGTCAGGTCGTGATCTGCCCAACGCACCAGCTAAAGATGTATTCTACATAAAGACTTTCTTCCCTATCTTAGAGAAGAAGGCTCGTAAGACTTCGCCAGTTGTTCGTCAGTCGATAATGTACAGTACGCTTTCTCAAGACGTAAAAGAAAAACAGTACGACTTAAACTACGCTAAGGCTGCTGATTTCTTGGGCAAGGGATTGGGATTTGTTCTGCCAAAAGACAAAGCTCAAGACGCTGCCGATGCGGTGATCCGTAAGTTCCAAGATGACATGCTCCCTGTAGGTAGGATGATACAGGAGCTGAAGAAGAGCGGTGCCAAGATAACCGATGCCTTCGACGCCTACTTGCAGGAAGAACTATATCATGGTCGTGTTGGTGCCGAGGTAGATACTCGTCAGAAGACCATATACAAAGACGCGGTTGATGCGGTTAAGGTTCTCAACGTGCCTGCTTCCAAGGTCAATGAACTGAAAACACTATCTTCTTTCTTCAGCAAAGTTCTTGAGAGCTATCCAAGTAAGAAACTCGCTATAGCTGATGCGGTTCTTTACGCAACTCACGCCAAGGAACGCAACGCATTTATCCGCAAGAGAGACCCAAAGAATGATTCTGGGTCAGGTATGACTGATGGTGAGGCTGATGCAATCTTGGCATGGGTAGCAACCCTTGATGCTCCTAGTATTTCGGCACTTCAAGGCATCCAATCTTCAGTTAGAACTATTATTAAGGACACAAACGACAGTCGTGCCAACTACGGACTCACCCCAGAAGAGCTTCGTGAGGATAAGAACTTCAACTCATACGTCCCATTGCAAGGCAAGGATGATCCTACAGATGGAGACGTTGGGTCCGGCGCTAGGCTTGGCGCTAAAGGCTTCGGGGTTCGAGGAAGAGAGGATCGTCGCGCTCTTGGTCGGTTCGACTATGCAAATGATATACTTGCTACAGTGTTTAATCAGAACCAGAACACTGTTGTTCGAGGTGAGAGGAACCGAGTAGGTCAGGCGTTCATAAAACTGCTTCAGGCAGAACCAGAAAAAACTCGTGGGTTTGGACGCATATTAGATCGCCTGCCAACCATGAGGGTCTTGGATACATCCGGCAAAGTAAGAGAGGTTCGTGATCCTTCTGCCGCTCAAGACGAAAACATATTCGTCGCCAAGGTAGACGGTAAAGATGTCTATGTAGAGTTGAACGATGCCCGTATAGCTAGGGCTTTGAAAGGGTCTGATGGCACTGGCTCAAGCTCTCTCGCTTCAATAACACGAGCGTTAGGTAAGATGAACCGCTACCTGTCCTCTATCAATACGTCCTATAACCCAGAGTTTCTAATAACCAACATAATCCGAGATATCCAAACTGCTGGAGTTAACGTCCAACAGTTCGATGCCAAGGGCATGGTTAAAAGTATGGGTAAGGACTATACCAAAGCCTTTGCGGGCATCAAGAGAGCCATAAGAGATGGTGATGAGGACAGTGAATGGGCGAAGATATACGCAGACTTTGTTCGTGATGGTGGTCAAAACTCTGCCAACCCAATGAACAGTGTTGCGGATCAAATAGCAAACATAGAAAATGTTCTTGGTGACATCGCTGAAGATGGCGCTCGTGGCAAGTTCAATAAGATGAAGAACAGCTTTGCTGGTGACAAGGTCAGCTCTCTGTTTAGGTTCCTAGAAGACTACAACACTGTAGCTGAAAATGCCATTCGTGTTACCGTATACAAAGGACTCAAGGACAAGGGCTTCACCAACGAGAGAGCCGCACAGGCTGCTAGAAATGTGACGGTGAACTTCGGAAAGGGCGGCGAAAATAAAACCGCTATGAACTCCTTGTACTTGTTTTACAATGCGTCCATCCAAGGTTCATTTGCACTTTTCAATGGCCTACTTCGATCTCCAAAAGTTAGAAAAATTTGGGGCGGGTTGATCGCTTATGGATTGATGCAAGACTTTATAAACTCTTTGATCTCTGAGGAAGATGACGACGAGGTTCTCGTATATGATAAGATACCAGATTATATTCTTGAACATAATCTTGTTTTAGCAACAGGTGGTCTGACAGATCGCGGTTACATCGCCATACCAATGCCGTATGGTTTAAACTCCGCAGTGAATGCTGGCCGCGCACTTGGCAGAACATTACGAGGTGAGTACTCAGCTTCAGAGGGTGCCAAATCTGCAGTCATGACCCTTGTTGATTCTCTCAATCCACTAGGTGGCACCGAGAACCTGCTGAACTTTGGCGCGCCAACAGCTCTTGATCCATTCGTAGAGATAGTGCGGAATGAAAACTTTGCAGGTATTCCAATATACAAAGAACAGTATCCCGGTGATCAATCACCCGACAGTCAGCGTTACTTCAATAGCGTAAGCCCATCCTCGAAATGGATTGCTGAGAATTTGAACTCTCTTACTGGCGGCACAAATCAGATGTCAGGTTTCATTGATTGGAACCCAGAGATCATGGATTACTGGTTCGATTACTTGACTGGTGGTATAGGTAGGTTTGTTCAAAGAGCAGCAGTTGATGTACCAATCTCTGCATATAACGATGGATTGACTGAAGACTTAGTCAGCGAAATACCTTTCATCCGAAAGATAATTGGCAGCGTCTCTGAAAGAGAAGACATTGGTATCTTCGTTGAGAAGCGTGACAGGGTTCTTCGTGTTGGTCAGGAGATAAAGGCGGCTCAAGAAGCTGGTGATCGGGATAGGTTCATGAGAGCAAGAGAGAAATACTCTGATGAGATTGCTTTGCTGCCTCGTGTTAAGGCTATTAACAATGCCATAAGGAAGATTTCTAGGCAGCAGAACATTGTTCGTGACAACGTCAACATACCAGACAGTCAGAAGAAGTTAATACTTGAGAGACTGGATGAGCAAAAGCAGATGCTGTATGCCCGTGGCAATATGATGATGAAGGACTACAGATAGTTCAATTGAACTTTTGTAGCCTTCTCTGGGTGGAGTATGACCATAGCTTTTCTAATGGGCTGAGATCAATCTGATCCATAACTGATCCCATTCCGTGGCCTAAGTCCATTTGCCTGCTGTCTTTCTTGAACCTGTCCCTAGAGCAGTACCCTGATACATTGTAAGTATCTTCATCTTCTTGGCACACAAGGACTGCGCAGTTTGCTTTGAAGGCATTAATGTCTTTGAAGAGGAGGCGACCATCTGGATAGAACGTAGACTTAACATCTATAGATATGTCTCCGAGCCACATATCCTCACCGCTATCAACGCCAAGCTGAAAGGGGTTGTGATCTATGTCGAATACCTTTGCCACACTAAGCTCTGCCTTGATGCCTATAAGATCAAGATCATTATCGTTTCGCCCCTGATCTCTTCTCTGATTGACAACTCCAGAAGCTCTCGCCAACTGCCAGCGAAACGTAGCAGCTTGTTTGCAAATAGATATTTCTTTAGGAGACAAGTGAACCTTCATGATTCTCCGTCACTTCTCTTATCTATCCATTCCAAAACTTCACTTCTCTTCCACCGTTTCATTCTGACGCCCAAGTTAATTCCTTCTGGGAAGTCTTCTGTTTTGCTTATGAACCTGTAGGTAGCCCGTAAGCTCATCGACAGCATCTTTGCTATATCGCTTACTTTCATTAGTTTTTCTTCCATTCTTTAAACCCCTCTCGTAGTTCCTCAAACTTGTTTATTGCATCAGGGTTATCCCTAAACTCCGATCTCGACTTAATACCGCAATGGGTTCTGACGGCATTAACTGCTTCTTTCTCTTGATTGAATACATCCGTCTTCTCAGTCATTCCCATGCTGTACAGGTAGTCATGGAAGTCATCATTGCGGCACAGCAAACCTGCCGATGCAATCAACCTCTCAATATTCACCGCTTCCTCACGAGGCTCAGGTTCGTCCTGATCGTTGAGCCTTACCATGGCAACCATGTACCTCGTGCCAACCCAGTCAGTGTGAAGTTCTTGAGGGCAATCATTTGGATGCACATTCAGGCGCAGCATGATGCCATTCTTGTCCTGAGACATCGACACCTTCACCGCCTCAAACCCTATGGCTGCGTCTTTAATGCTACTCATCTCTCACTCCTATGAAAAACTTTTCTTCCCGTGTATCTTTTATCGGGTGCCACATCATCATTATTGAAGTGCAACTGAGCGGCCTGCAGTCTGTCAACATGGCTCTTCGTCTTGTCTTTCTTGTGACCACAGCTCTGTAAAGGCTTCGCACCACATGCGGGGCATTCAACCTGTTGAACCATTTCTCTAGTCACTGTCACCATTGTATCTATCCCAGTTTACTTTCGCCCAATTGACAGGGTCTATCCCGATCAAGTCCCACCAAGTCTTCTCGTCACCGTATCGGTGCAGTTCAGAATGGCAGTCGCGGCACAGAGGCACAGCCCAGTTATCTCCCGATCTCATACCTGTTCCATGTTCCCCAACATAAAGCAGGTGGTGTGCTTCCGCGCCGCGCCTACACACTAAGCAAGGTTCCCCTCGCAAAGTATTCAGATACTTCTCATCCCGAATGTTCTTATGTTTCGGAATGAGCATTTTTTAAAATGGTATTTCATCGTCAAGGTCAGCAGATGCAGGATTAGCAGAGGCCTGTGATTGATAGCCACCGCCTTCAGCTTGACGCTCCCGCATAATGCTACCCCTAAGAGATAGGAAGGGACGCCCAGTTTTACCTGTCTTCCTCCATCCAACTAGGTTGGCTTTGGGTTGTTCCACCCCTTCATCTATCTGCGCCATGAGATCACGAATAACCTCTGGTTCTAACTCTATGTTGCCAGTGTAGTCTGGCTGGGTTGGCTTTTCTTTCCTGTCATTCTGAAACAGGATACCTGATGCTGGATATTGAGCCATTACTTCTTCTCCTTCTGAAGTTTGATTTTCTTTTCTGAAATGCAATTGATTACCTTATCGTAATCAGCGTTTGCTTCGGTCTTCGCTAGGCCAAACATAGCTTGATTGGCAACGTAGAATTTTTTCAACATGTCCTCGCTCCGAGCGGACTCGATCCAAGAGCAGGCAACGTCTGACCAAGTGTCCCATTCAGACACGGCACGAGGTTCCCGATCCGCATCCTTGTAGGCAAATGTGTTTATCATCTTACCAAGGGCAGGTTTGTCAGCCGCTGTAGGGGCCGGTGCGGGAGCCTTTTGTTTCTTAACTGGGTCTGGCTTAGGTTTTTGCTTTACCTCCTCCTGACGGGCCTCTCCGTCGCTCTGAGGTAGGTCTTCGCCAGCATAGATGTAATGCCCCAAGCCGTGATAACTGATCGCCTTAGCTAACCCCCGCTGAAATGCCGTATTAATCGAGAAGGCATCTGGGTTTTGGATCGCCTTGTTGCGGTAGTCCAGCACAGGGAATAGTTCTGTTGCACTAATCCCATCAACATCAACCGTCACCTGAACAAATGAGTAGCCAGCATCATCCCTTATGCAGGGTGATCCATCAGGCTGTATGTGCTTGGTGAATGTTGCCTCTGGGTAGTGGCTCTTCAGCACACCCCAAGCCCATGCCCATGACAGGTAGGTAAGGCCATTCTTTTTTTCTGTGTGATCATTCACATTGATCGCTGATAGTGTCTTCCATACAGACATTACGTTCTCCATCCTTTAAATTGCTCACAGAACTCTGCGACATTGCAGTAGTTCCCTTCACACCGGGTCTTATCGCCCTTGCGAAATTCTATCTCCAGCTTCTTATCGCTGGACGCAACGTGTTCATTGGCGTCTTCTTCGCTATCCCATAGCTTCAACGCTCTCTTCTTTCCTTTCTCCTTCACAGCCCACTGGTTAGGCTTGGCCCATTGATCGCCGTCAGAACAAAGTGGAACCTTGTCATACAAATCGTATTCCATCTGGGCTGACTGATGTACATCGATACGATCATAGATATAATCTTCGCGTTCCTTCTCACTCCAAAGGGGAAGGTCCACGATTACGATTGGTGACTGTGGATATTCTTTATCAAATTGCGCACGGCGTCTCTGCCAGTCCCTGAGTATTGCACAGATGCGCAGCTTGCTAATTTTCTTCTGGCGGTTGGCACCAGCTAGTGAGTTCTCTACCAGCCAAGCATAGCAGTTCTGCTGGCGTTCCCACTCAACCTTGCCAAGGATAACAGACCAAGCAGAGGTGACTTTGTAATCCGTGATTTGAATTGTGCCATCAGGTAAGACCTCCTGATGATCGAGCGCACCAGACAAAGTCCAGTTGGCAACCTCTGCGTATAGCCGCTCTTCAACTTGGACATTCGCGGGATCGTCGGCACTCTCCAAAATATGATGGACTGCAGTGCCAAACAAAGGCCAGATCATATCGACAACGTCC